CATTTTTAGAGTACAAGGATGGTTCAAGTTACGCATTCCGTATCGACCATCGGGGTATGAAGCGTTTCATCAACATGGCAAATACCGCTCCGGTGTTCAACAGCCTTTTTAGTTATAGTTGAGATTCCGATAAATACAACTATTAATCGGAATATAACATGGCTGCAGACCCACTATCAACACCTACTAATGCTAACTTAGAAGAATTAAAAGAAGCGTTGTTTAACAACATTAGACTTCGCCTCGGTGGTGACATCATCGATCTAGAATTAGATCCACAGCATTATGAAGCCGCATACGATTATGCTATCAAAGTATATCGTCAGAAGGCTCAGAATTCAACTCAGGAAACTTACACCTTGATGACTATCATCAAGAATGTTGACACATATACTTTACCTAGTGAATTCGTCAATGTCCGTGCTATCTTTCGTAGAACAGTAGGTCTAGAAACTGGCCCGAGCAGTACATCATTTGATCCGTTCTCAAGTGCTATCCTTAACACTTATTTGTTGAATTATAACTACACAGGTGGCATGGCTACATATGATTTCTATGCAGGTTATGTAGAATTGGCTGCTCGTATGTTCGGTGGATATGTCACTTACACATTCAATCCTGTCACAAAGGTATTGCGCGTGGTCCGTGATTTCAAGGGAACAGGTGAGCGTGTATTGATTTGGGCAGACATGACTAGACCCGAGACTGAATTATTACAAGATCCGGGTATAGGTATATGGATCACCGATTTCATTCTTGCCACAGTAAAGATAATCATAGGCGAAGCCCGTGAAAAGTATGCTAGTATCGCAGGACCAAGTGGCGGCACTAGTTTGAATGGTGGGGCTATGAAATCAGAAGGTAAAGCCGAGCAAGAAAGATTGATCGATGAACTCAAGCGTTATGTCGATTACAGTCAACCATTAACTTGGATTCAGGGCTAATTAGGTCAAACTGCATATTTGCTTTTCTCTACACTAGTGTTATAATACTAGTTCATGAGATAAGGACCAATATATGATTGTTGGAGTTGCAGGATTCATAGGTAGCGGTAAAGATACAATCGCAGATTATCTGATCACATTCAAAGGCTTCAAGCGAACTAGTTTCGCTGGCCCATTAAAAGATGCGGTAGCAAGCATTTTTAATTGGGATCGTGATCTATTAGAAGGTACAACAAAATATAGCCGTGAGTGGCGAGATACCATAGATCCTTGGTGGGCAGAAAGATTAGAGATCAAACACTTGACCCCAAGATGGGTATTACAACAATGGGGCACTGAAGTAGGACGCAGGGCATTCCATGATGACATCTGGATCGCTAGTATTGAGAATCAACTACGAACAGCAAAAGATGATATCGTCATCAGCGATTGCAGATTCCCCAATGAATTGAAGTCTATCAAAAGAATGGGCGGGGTAACTATCAGAGTACATAGGGGAGAAAATCCACCTTGGCATGATGCCGCGATTGCGTTTTCTAAAGGGTATTATACTGCTGGGTATGAGGAAGCGATGAAAACACTTCAGTCCTACAATGTGCATGCCAGCGAATATAGTAGCGTAGGACTTGAATATGACCATCACATCGTTAATGATGGTACTATCGATGATCTACATAAGAAAGTTGAATCAATAATCAACTTGTAAATCACCGCGCTTCCAAGTCACCTCTTTGCGTTTGACGACCTCGACGCAATTAAGACATATAGACCTTAGATTGCTAAAGTTAGTATTTCTAAGGTCTCCGTCTATATGAAACACGGTCATTTGACTTGGATATAGTGACCTAAATCCACATATGTCACATACAGGTTTTTTCTTATAACCTGCCTTTTCCCATAATGTTCTTTTAGATTTAGCCTTAGGTTTCTTCTTGCCGCAATCATCACATATGCTACGGTAATGGGTGACACCGTCTCTTATATAATTCACAGCGCGGTAGTTCTTGTTACACTCTTTACATATGGGTCTTATGATGGCCATATAGTTATTTAATGATTTTACCTTCGAAGGTTCGATAACCCAGTGTTTTTTGTAAACTCAACTAAATAATAGTAAGCATTTAGGGTTGTTACCCTCAAAATATAACATTATAGGAAACAAAAAAATGGCACTTACATCACCCGGCGTAGAAGTTACAATCGTTGACCAAAGTCAGTATCTTCCAGCCCCGACAGCATCAGTTCCGCTAGTAGTCTTTGCAACCGCACAAGACAAAGCGAATCCAAATGGTACAGGCATTGCGCAGGGTACTACTGCCGCTAATGCAGGCAAGTTATTTCAAGTAACAAGTCAGCGCGATCTTGTAACATTATATGGTACACCATTCTTCTATGAGACTACAGACGGTACTCCAATTCAAGGTTATGAATTAAACGAGTATGGTCTATTAGCCGCATACTCAGCATTAGGTGTAACTAACCGCGTATACTGCTTGAGAGCAGACATCGACTTAGCAAGTTTAGTAGGTCAGACTGGTCGCCCAACTGGTGAGCCAGAAGACGGCGCATATTGGTTAGATACTACTACTACAGCATGGGGTATCTATGAATGGAACGCAACTACTCAGTTGTTCACTAACAAGTTACCAATCGTCATCACAGATGCAGACAATGTAGATGCTGGACTTCCGGCAGGATACATAGGTAGTATAGGTGATTATGCTGTGATAGCATTACAGCAAAGTTATAACCCTAGCGCCGCATCACAATATTTCTACAAGAACTCAAATAATGCTTGGGTATCTGTAGAAAGCGATGATTGGATGATGAGCGTTCCAACAATAACAGGTACTAATAGCAATCCTGCATTATCTGCAGGTGATACATTCACAGTAACATTAGTTAATAACGATCCTGATGCAACAACTTCAGCAGTTATTACAGTACCTGGTCTAGGTTCAAATAACGTTGTTGGCGTAGCAACAGCAATCAATGCATTGGGTTGGCAGCACTTGAAAGCATCAGGTGATACTGGTCGTTTACAGTTATTTGCTTCAGACGAGTATGTAACAAAAATTACCATAACAGCCGGTACAGGTACTGTATTGACTGATTTAGGTATACCGGCTGCCCAGTACAATGCGCCTCATGTAACATTTGCAACTTCATCAGGTATGCCACTATGGGGCGTTGGACAAACAACTCCAAGACCAACTGGTTCAGTATGGTTGAAGATGGGCAGCTCAGGTAATGGTTACAATCCTTCAGTAAAAGAATATGACAGCGTTGCAAATGCATGGATCACTAAGAATGTATCATTAGCACAAAATGATCCGACTGCAATTGCACAACTAGATGCAACAGGTGGTCAGGCTATCCCAGCCGGAACTGTTTATGCTCAGTATTTCTATGATGGTGAATATAAAGATGCTCCTATCTATCTATGGAAAAGACTAGCAACAGGTGCAACAGTAGTAACAGGTACCGAAACAGCATTGAACTGGACAGGTGGAAACACAACTCTATCGATTTATGTCACTACTCCAAATAGTTCTGCATGGAGCGGTCCTTACACTATGTCTCTAGCAGATAATAGTGATGCTACTGATTTCGTGACTGCATTCCAAGCGGCAGCAGTTCCTTATACAGAAGCAGCTCTTGCAACTGATGGTTCTATACAGTTGACACATACACTAGGTGGTTCTATTAGACTTAACGATATCAATGCTACAACAGGTATATCAAGTGGTCTATTAGCAGACGCAGGTTTCGTAGCAGGTGTCACACTTGGTTGCAGATACGGCAACTTAGTATCAACTGGCTTCTCAGGTGTTCCACAAAGCAGTACTTCAGGTGCAGGTGTAGGATGCCAGATGTCAATCAGAGCGAGCGGTAATGGTTATCAATTGTTAAGCATCGCCGCAACTGGTACTGGATATGCAGTAGGTGATACTATCACTGTTCAGGGTTCAGTATTAGGTGGTACAAACGGAGCAAATGATTGCGTATTCGTAGTAGGTGCTATTAATGGTAGCGGTGGTGCAACACATCTTGCAATCGCTGATATTAGTCAAGTACCAGTATTCAACTTGGATCTTCTATTAAGTAATTTCGTAGAGTTTGAATACACAGCAAACGAAGGTGCTCCAACAGAACTACCAGCGAACGGTACAAACTGGTTCTATAGCGTGACTGACGAATGCGACATCATGGTAAACACAACAGCAGGTTGGAAGGGTTATCGTAATGTCAACTTCAACAGCAACGGCTTCCCACTACCAAGTGGCTCTAACGCAACTGATCCAAATGGTCCTATCATAAGCGCAAGCATACCAACAACTCAAAGTGATGGTACAGCACTTGCATACGGTGATCTATGGGTAAGCACCGCTGATCTAGAAAATTATCCAACTATCAGCCGTTGGCAAATGGTTGACGGTGAAGATCAATGGGTGTTGATTGATAAGACTGATCAGACAGCATCGAATGGCATAGTGTTTGCAGACGCACGTTGGTCAAGCAATCAAAATACAATCAATCCTGCAAATGATCCTATCCCGACAATCAAGTCATTGTTAGTAAGCAACAATCTCGACTTAGATGCGCCAAGTGCAAGCAACTACCCAGTGGGTATGTTGTTATTCAATACACGTAGAAGTGGTTATAACGTCAAGCAGTGGAGAAACAATTACTTCAATTCATTGAGTTTCCCTGATGAGACAATACCAACTATACGTAGCACATGGGTAAGCGCAAGCGGCTTACAATCAAACGGTGCTCCTTACATGGGTCGCAAGGCTCAGAGAGCAATGGTAGTAGCATCATTACGTTCAGTAATTGATACTAACTTGTCAATACGTGATGAAGATAACTTCTTCAACTTGATGGCAACACCTAATTATCCAGAGTGTCAGCCAAACATGGTCGTATTGAATGCTGACCGTGGTGAGACAGGTTACATCTTAGGTGACACCCCAATGGGTCTACCAGAAGATGCAACAGCAATTCAAGCATGGGCAACTAATGCCGCAGGCGCTACAAGCACAGGCGAAGATGGCTGCGTAACACGTAACACTTATCTTGGCTTGTTCTACCCAAGTGGTATCGCACTAGACTTGAGTGGTAACGAAGTAGCAGTTCCAGCATCACACATGATGTTGCGTACATTCTTGCGTAACGATACAGTCGCTTATCCTTGGTTAGCGGCAGCAGGTACTCGCCGTGGTATCATCGACAACGCATTGAACATCGGTTATTTGAATCGTGTAACTGGTGAATTCCAAGTCATCAAGACACGTATCGGTATACGTGATGTTCTATACATCAACTTCATCAACCCACTAGTGTTCTTCACTGGTAACGGCTTGTTGAACTATGGTAACAAGACATCATTCAATAGTCAGAGCGCATTGGATAGAACAAACGTTGCAAGACTTGTTGCTTATATCCGTCGTCAATTGACGATTGCCGCAAGACCATTCGTGTTCGAACCTAACGATGCATTGACACGCCAGCAGATCGCAGGTGTTGTTCAATCATTGATGGTCGATCTTGTTTCTAAGAGAGGCATCTATGACTACTTGGTAGTCTGTGATGAGAGTAACAACACTCCTGCTAGAATAGATCGCAACGAATTGTGGATCGATGTTGCAGTTGAGCCTGTCAAGGCTGCTGAATTCATCTATATCCCAGTTCGTATCTTGAACACAGGTGAGTTGTCAGGAGCGTAATAGAAAATATTGAGAGCCTCGTAAGGGGCTCTCAAACATGATAAATACTATACAGTAGGAGAATTTACAAATGGCAACAGCCTCACAATCATTGTTTAACATGACAGTAGCATCTGATAATGCCGGTGGCAATCAGGGCTTGTTAATGCCTAAACTACAATTTCGTTTCAGAGTTAATTTCTTAAACTTTGGTGTTGACGCGGCAGGTGGTCTAAGCCTAACTAAACAGGTTGTAGACGTTGGTCGTCCAAACTTGAGTTTCGCTGAAATCTCACTTCCAGTTTACAACTCAACAGTTAAGTTGGCAGGTAAGCACACATGGGCAGATATCAATGTCAACGTTCGTGACGATGCTTCAGGCACGGTAGCAAGAGCAGTTGGTCAGCAATTGCAGAAGCAATTAGATTTCGTTGAGCAGGCATCTGCGGCAACTGGTCA